CCGCCTCCCCTGCCCCGCTCACAGTGTAATCGGTCGTTATGGTCAGTGTCTCTTCCGTGCCGTCGGCAATGGTGGTCTTGATGACCGTCAGGTCGCCATCGGCAAGGAAGTAGTAGGGGAACGAGAAAGGCCCGGTCGTGCCCGATCCGGTGTAGCTGATTCTGTTCGCGGTGGTTTCGATGGTCATGTCGTCATTCTCCTATTGCTGCTCCAAGATTTGGCCCACGGTCAGGCGCGGCTTCACCCGGCGTCCACCACCAGTCCTGCCCGAATTCCTTCCGCGTCCGGCTGCGGATGCTCGACAGATAGCCTGGGGAAAGGGCATCCATGGTTTGCTGCCAGATCAGGTGATCGAGCGCAGCCTTGGTGTACCAGATGTTGTTCCCCGGGACGAACCCCTTGGCGTCCTGCACGGTCTGCGCGACGATCTTGGTATCCTTGCCCTCCTTGGCCTTGGCAATGGCTTGGATCGGTTGCACCAGCCCCATTTCCAGCAGCGGCCCGACGGTCGGGCCGGCGGCCGCTTCCAGAATGCCGGAGCCGTAGCGGGTATGCCCTGCGCCGTAGATGAAGTCACCGTAGATGCCGAGCGCGCCGCCCTGCAGGAATGCCGCGCCCCAGAATTCCGGCTGCGTCATGTCGCGCGGGTCTTTGCCGGAAAGCATGTCCCGCACCTGCATGATCATCGCGCCGGCCAGCGTCGTGGAAATGACCAGGTAGCTGGCCATTGCCGCCTTCGGCACAGGGCCGCTCATGTTGTTGAAGGCATCCATCTGGCGGCGGAACATCGCCCAGGGGAAGGATTTGAATTGCAGCACGGCACGGCCGATCTCGCCACCGATGCCGGCCTTGTTGCCGATACTGTGGAACTGTGCCCGTTCCTTCATGCCAGGCGTGACGATGGCAAAGTCGGCCTCGGTATTGACGGCGCCGAGCAGCTTCACGATGGCATCGCGGCGGGCTTTCGGGTCGACGCCTTCTACCCGGCTGATCGCTTCCGGCGTCAGCATGGTGTAGCCCTTGCCCATGTCGTCGAGGTCTGCCTTCTTCCAGATCGCCCAATCCTGCGCGGTGATGCCGTAGGACTTCAGGATGCGCCGGTCGGTATCATGCAAGCCGTTGAAGTCCACCCCGCGCTTGAGTTCGAAGCCGATGGCATCCATCAGCATGGCACCGTGCGACCCCTTGCGCAGGCCGTTGATGGCGTTCATGCCGGTCATCCGCATCACGGCGCTGGCCAGCTTGTTGGTAAGTGGCGCATTGCCCAGATCGTCGCCGAAGCGCAACAGTCCATTGCGGGCGGTCTCGAGCATCAGACCTTGCCGTTGCAGTGCCCGGCGCCCCTCCGCGTTGGCCGGGTTGAACAGGGACAGCTCATTGCTCCAGCGGCGCATCTCCGGCAGGTTGTTCAGGTGCGCTACCGCCTCCATCATCGGCTTGTCGCCGAAGGCAGAAGCCCACACAGCACCGCCCAGTTTGCTGGCCACGTTGAGCGGGATCATGGTGCTGATGAAGCGACTAAGCCGCGGGTGCGCAATCGGCTCGGTCTTGCCAATGCTGTAGTTGATGTAGTCCTCCATCCGTGCCGCCCGCGCTTCCAGCTTTTGCTTGTTCGGGCGGTCTGCCACCACGTCATTCTTGATGGCGTCCGCAAGCAGGGTGCGGATGGTCATCTGCGGATTCGGGCCGTAATGCTCCAGCAACGCGATGTCCCGCGCCATGACCTCGACGTGGCCGGTCATGATCTCCAGCGCCGTCTTGCCGCCGAATGTCTCCCACGCGGCCAGTGTCGAATCGGCATCCGGGAAATGGATCTGCCTGTGCTCGGCGTGGCGGTTGGCGGTCTTGCCGGCGCCCTGAAACTTTCCCGGCTCGGTGTTGATGTGTCCGCCGGTCGAAATGGTGTCATAGGACTTCGACAGGAATTCGCGCAGCCGCGCCTCGTTCCAAGGAATCCCGCCGTCGTTGTAGTGCCGGCCGCTGGCGGCCTCCTTCTTCAGCGCCGGCAGCAGGGCATCGACGAACTTCTGTTCGCCCATGCGGGCGACCCGCTCCTGATCCCACCAGCCCTGCGGCAGATAGCCCTCGTCGAGCTTGCCGATTGAGCCGCCCTCGCTGTTGAAGTGCTTGCGCATGGCCTCGACGGTTTCCGACCATGCCTTCGCCCCTTGCTTGGCCATGGCGTTGCCGGTGTTCTCGCCGAGGATTTCGCGCAGCAGGTCTTTCAGCTTGCCTTTGTCCTGCCAGAAGCCGAGGAAGTCGTTGCCGAGCGCGTGCCAGGTGTCCAGCAGCCTGGAACTGTACATATCCCGGATTCCGGTGAATCTGGACTCGTAGCTCTGGACATCGGCCTTGCCGTCGTAATTGCGGAAATGCGTGCGGTCGAGGGCGTCAAGCTGATGCTTGTCAACGCCAAGTTCCTTGATGCGCTGCACCTCGCCCATTCTGGCCGACATCTTCACGACCTGCATTTCGGCCTGCCGCTTCTGCTGCGCGGCTTCGGCCATGAGGTCGGCCGCAGCCTTCTGCGCCGCCTGGCTCACAATGTCCGGGAACAGGTCGCCCGTTTTCACGTCGCCCCGGCCAGCCTTGATGTCGAGCGCGGCCTGATGCACCCGCTCGTAGATGCTGCGGATTTCGTCGTCCGACAGCTTCCGGCCGGCGGCCTGTGCGATTCTGGCGATGCAGTCGCGGTAGCTCATCGGCCACCCCCAAGCAGGCAGCCGGCAGCAATCTCGAATAGCTTCACGTCGTCATTGGCTTGGCGCAGGGCGGCGTCGGCATCCTCCAACCATTGGCGCGGCGTGGTGGTGATGTCGGACCCGTCGGCGTTCTTGCCGACGAACATGGGCATGTCGGGGTTTTCCGAGGCGAAGCGGGCGGCCTCGGTGGCGAGCGGGTCTAGGCCGGCTGCTTGGGCGTCGGCGTCGGGACGGGTTGCGCCGGCTGCTGTTTGCCGCGCTTCACCGCCGCCATCAGGCGCTGCACCCTGGTACGGTTGTCTTGAGGTGTGTTCACCTACGATCCTTTCGGCCTCTCGAATGAAAGCCGCATCATCATTCTGGTACATGATCGCAGCCCTTTCAAGGGCTGCTTCGTCTATTTCGCTCGCCTGCCGCACAAGATCATAGTCGGCCAGATCGCGTACATGGCCTTCCAGACCCTCGGCAAGCAGGTCGTTTGCCATCCTGGCGCGTTCCGCCTCGTCCATCGCCTCCAATCGGCGCATGGCCGGGGCCACCCGTTCGCGGGCATACTCCAGCATGTAGTCGATCAGGCGCTGCTCGGCCGGTTTCAGCGGTTCGCCATCAAGCGCCTTCTGTATCGCCTTCTTCGCCTTGGCCTCTGAGAGTTCTTTCGGGCGTCCAGGCCACCATTCAGCGTTTGGCACCCATGCGGTGCGCGAAATACTGCCGTCCTCGTTGCGGATCATCCGGCCGCCGACTTCGGCCCAGCCGGTTTCATTGGCCATCGCCTCGATTGAGGCACGATAGATCGGGTCGGCAATGTCCGGCGCCATCTCAGGCGGGCTGACTTTCGGCACACGGGCAGCAGGGGCGGGGGCGTCATCCTGTATGGAAACTTTCACGCTTCCCCCAGGCTTTCCAACATTTAGCCTAAAGTCCTTGCGCCCGTCCGGGAATTCATCATCTAAGGAAAGCGAGTCCGGCTTGACGCGAATCTGGACAGCAGTATCGCCGTATCCTGTGTCCGTTTCCTGTCGAGTGGTGACGTAGACGTCTGGTTCGGCATCTGCCTTTAGCTCTCCTGTCTTGCGTATCTGGGCAGCCTTTTTTGCGCTGGTATGGTGGTATAGCGTGACAGTTCCATCTGCATTGAGTGGTAGCCCGGTTGCATCGTCAATGCTCGGTGCCGTCTCCTGCGGGCTGACTTTCGGCAGGACGTTCTCTTCCAGTACCACACCTTCCGCCCGGGCCTCGTCCTGCATTGCCCTGATGGCTGCATTCGCCTCTTCCGCCCGGGCCTCTTCCGCCCGGGCCTCTTCCGCCTCGAACCTCGGCGCCGGCATGTCCTCGACATCCACCGGCCGGTCATTGGCCAGATCGTCAATCGCCTGCCGCATCCGGTCGACGTGGGCGTTGGTATCAGCCACATCCACCGGCTTGCCTGGCATGGAGTCGGCGTTCAGGTGCTGGGATTGGCGCAAGGCGGCCAGCGCATCGACTTCGGACGGCTTCAGCTTGGCACCCCATTCCGCCACGCGCTTGTGCCAAGCTTCTCCTTCGGCTCGCATCCTCGGATGTACATGCGCCAGTCCGCCGAAGGCTGCGCCGAGTAGCACGTCAAGGGTGAGCTGCGTCGGGTCGAAAGCCTGATAGTCCTTCTCGCCCGGCGTACCTTCCAGCAGGGCCTCGCCGGCGGCGCGCATGGCCGTGCCTTGCACCACATTGAAGCCGGCCCCGCCCAACAGGACACGTTGCGCCAGCGTCTTGCCGAGGATGGGCACCCAGATTCCGAGGCCCAATCCAACTGCCTGAGACGCGCCAACGGCCTGCGCCGTGCCAGCATCGACCCCTTTGCGCACCAGATCCTCGCCAGCAGACAGTTGCGTCGAGGCGACCGCCGCCGCAGGAGAGGCGAACACCATGGGCAACGTGCCAAGCAGCGAACCTACGACCATGCCGGCCTCGCCGACTTCGCCCGGCTTCGGTGTCCAGTAATCCACGGCACGCCCGAAAATGTCGTCGTGGGCCTTGAAGAACTTGTCCTGCACCTCGGTCGAGCCGGGGGCCTTCTCGAAGGCCATGGCCAGCGGCGCCGCGGCCATGCTGGCGGCCCTGCCGGCCTTGGCGAAGGTCTGCATGGCCACCTTGCCCGCCCCGGCGGTGAAGTTGTCCCACACGCCAGGCTCGGGTTCGGCCACCGGCCGCAGGTTGGCCAGCACGTTGTCGGTTTCTTCGAACAGGTCGAGGCTCATCGCTGCGCCCAATCCAAGACCACCGGGCGGCCATCCTTGCCCACCAGCACGCCGTCGCCCACCCGGAAGAAGTAACGGCCATCCCCGGCATTCTCAAGCGGCAGATCGCGCAGCTTCTCCGGCGTCCAGCCATCGGTCAGACGGCCGGCGGAGATCAGAGCGGGGATGCGCTGCTTCAGCCCGTCCTTGAATTCGCCGACCTTGACGCCATAGGGCAGAACGATGGAACGGCCCTTGTAGGTGTCGATTCCGCCAGTTGCCAGGTTCATGGCGGTGTCCCAGCGCCTGCTGTTCAACTCGCCGGAATAGTCGCCTTCTTCTGCAGATTTGGCGGCATAGATCGACTTGGCGGCCTGGTAGTAGGCATTGCGCGCCTGCTCGCGGCCGGCGAAGGCGTTGCCTTCCAGGCTGGCAAAGCCGCTCGCCATTTCGGTTTCCTTCGGCATGGGGATCAGCTTGCCGCCTGACGGCTTGCCGTCCTCTTTGGTGTCCTGCCGCAGCAGTTGCTGGCCGCGCAGGATGTAGTCGGCCACCGATCTGTCAGCCGAGGATTCCAGCCCGCGCGCTGCGGCAATGCCGGCCACGGCCATGACGGGATTGTCCGGGGCAAGCTGCTGCATTGTGGCGCGATACACCTTGTCGTCGCCAAAGCCTGCATAGAGCTTGGTCAGCATTTCCCGCGCCTGTTCCGGGCGGGCGGCTTTCAGGGCGTTGCTGATCTGCTGCGCTTCCTGCGGCAGCAGCCCCTTGGGCGCCACCCCGTTGCGGCGGGCCTGATCGGTCAGGATGGCCGTGCGCGCGCCCAGCGTCCCGGCCCAGGTATCCGGCTTCTGCAGGTCGAGCGGCGTCACCTGCGCGCCCTCGCGCTGCGCCGCATAGTCCAGCGGCGATTCGTTGAGCAACTTCAGGTTGTTGTTCACGTACCGCTGAATCTTGGCCAGCTTGGTCAGTTGCTCCTTGCTCGGCGTCTCGCCGTAGCTGGCTTGCATCTCCTTCACCTTGGCGACCTGCTGATCCGGGGCGAGCTTCGCAATCTCGGAAACGGCCTTCTGTTCCTCCAGAATCGGCATCAGCGCGCCCTCGTAGGCCGTGCCTCTGGCGCTGCGTGTGAAGGCGTCGATCTCGTTGGGCGGGATGTCGCGGCCGTTCTCGACATACCAGGACAGGCGCTTGGCCTGCTGCTCCAGCCCGGTCAGGCGGCGGCGTTCGGCGGCTTCCGACCTGATAATCAGGCTGTTCTTGAAATTGCCGATGCGCGTCTCGGCGGCGGCCAGTTGCTGCGCCGGTACGCCGGCAAACTCACCCTTGCCCATGCGGTCAAGCAAGCCGTCCATGGCCCGGGTGCTGTTGCGGCTGCGGTTGATTTCGCCATTCAGGGCTGCGCTGTCAAGCGACTGCAGCGCCCGTTCCTTCAGAGCCTCCTTGGCTTTGGGCGGGATGTCGATGGAGTTGATGTAGGCAAGCTGCTCGTTCAGGGCGATGGCGCGCTGGCGCGGGTCGGTCAGCACCGCCTGGGCGGCCTTGTTCAGCCCTGCCTCGACGGAATTGACGCGATTGTCCACCCTGGCCTGCGCCTCGAATACCAGCGCATCCTGCCCGAGGCTGGTGCGCAGATTCTGGAAGCCCTCTTGCAGCAGTCGCTTGGTGATAGCGTTCGGCCTGTCGCCGATGGCCTTGGTGGAATAGTCGTCGAACTGCTTCAGCACTTCCGGCGTGAAACCGGCGGCACCCGGCGCGGCCTTCTCCTTGGCGGCCAGCATCTGCTCTGTCCATGTCAGGCGGGCATCCGACAGAACCTTGTGGGCCTCCAGTTTGGCGTCTTCGAGTTCCTGCTTTTCCTTGAGGCGCTTCCTTTTTTCGTCCTCGATTTCCTGCTCACGGCGCATGCGGTCGCTGATCTGCAGCCCGGTCGCCCCAAGCTGCATCATTGCCGCACCGGTCGGATCTTCCGGCGTGGCAACCCCGCGCACCGTCGGCGTGGAAATGCCGGGGGCGCCGATCTGCTGCTGGTAGCGGGGGATTCTGACAGCCGGCATCAGAAGGTTCCCCCGTAGTTCCAGTCGTCGTAGTGGTTAAGGCTCGACGAGA